CAGGCACATACATGGAACGATGGTATTCGAGAACAGGATACATTTCAAGAAGCCAACAACAAAAAGAGTCAACTACCTTGAAAGCATCAACATTTGTGAAAGATGATATACGTATACCACATGCGCGCTCCCAAACATCAAAAATATCACCAGAGCGCGTACCAGCAGATAATGCAGAGATAATACGTTCATAAGGAAGAGCACCAACATGCATGTTAAGAGTTGGATGAAGAGTAACATAATGGCCCAAAAATTCAAACCAATTTGAAAACTCCACAGAAAATCCAAGCTCCAACATGTATTTGCCAATTTTACTTTCATCAATAAATTGGCTGACATCTTCATTATAGAAAACAATTGAATCATCACCATACAAACGAAGAACAATAGATCGCAAATCATACGAATCACCACCAGCACGAAAAACAGAATATGCAAATAGCATATACAAAATTAGAGTATTATCTAGCGCTGTATTAAATTGACCTGAGGGATTTCCACCCTTCATAAATACAATCTGACCATTACACAACACAATAGGAGTAAAAATAGCGTCACGATAATACACTAAAATTCTATGCCAATTGTCACACGTTCTATAATTAGGGGCCAACATCCAAAAGCGAAACAAAGCAACCAACCACATCAAATAGGGAGGCACAGAAATATCATAACCATTGATATCAGCACAAATTGAAAAATCATACCGATCATATAAACTTTTAAGCTTTTCATAAAATCCATGACCATATGTAACACCCACACAACTCACACTATTTCCTGTTGATCCCTTGTTGACCAATTTTTCATTTTGATGGCCAAAAAGCATAGCACCAAGAATATAGTGTTCAATAGGAGCAGCGTAAAACATACGGGTCTTTTTAGCTTTAACCTTTTCAAGAGGACGCATTTCACTCTTGAGGCAAGCTGAAAAATAGGAATAATCAGAATCAAGATCAACAGACTCTTCCCACTTTTTTAACAATGGAACATATCCAATAACATCAACAAAAGCACCC